GGAGCTGGTGGAGGCTTTGGTGCAGCAGGTTCTGGCGGAGGTAACAGTGGAGCAGCAGGTGGAGCAGCGGGTAAGGCTATAAATTTAAACGGTAATCAGGTAACATATGAAGATGGCAGTGGAAACATTCAAGGAGCAGTATCATAATGAGTAATCTAGTTTGTATGAGAGCATATATTGATAATAAAAAAGTCACTAACCGTGTGTATTTTGGTGGTAGTGATGATGATGAAGTTACAAAAATTAAAAAACAAGTTACAGACGTATTTACTTCTGAAACTTTTCCCTATGAAGTTCAGACATGGGGTGTGGATACAGACGGTAATGTATTAACTTTTCATCAATGTAGTTGTGCTCCAGATTACAAAGACAGTAGTAAGATGCAAAATAGTCTGTTGATTGATAAAGATTTTTTAAGGTATATCTATGATTTAGATACTGCAACAAAAACAATAGAAATTTTTTATAAGAAAGATCAAGCCTTACCAGTAGTTAATTTAGGTTCAGGTATAACTGTTTTGTATATAACTGATATGTGTAATTCAAATTTTGAGCTACAACAAACTCAATCTATCTATGCACAAGGGTCAAATGATGATATTTGGGCGTGGGCTGAATCATTAAAATCTGATATTGTTATGCCAATATCTAAAAGTAAATCATTAGCTCATGCGGATGATTCCTTTCAGTTTAAATTTAATAGTTCAAAAGAATTAGTATCTGTGTCTCTTTACAGTCATTTAGAAAGGTATCAAGTGTATGGGGAAGGTACTAGTCTATACATAGAATATACTGCACCTTTTGCTGATGAAATAAGTAATTTAGCTGACACTGAAATTGTTGTACCAAAAACGGACAATCACGGTAATCGTATAGCTCAAAATGTTAATAAAGCTAACATCGGTGAGTATGTAAAAGTTCCTAAAAGTGATGGAAGTGGTGGATATGATAAAGTACTTCTCAAGGATTTATAACGACTCAGGAATAGGTCCTACACACGTTACAACTAGAACTGGTCATATGACCATTAGACGCTGGGGTATATGGTGTCCTTATTTTTCAATTTTATTTTGTAAAGTACTACCTGTACAACAAGTAATGCACGACCACGAAGGTACCTTTTTATCTTTTATACTATGGGGCCAATACAAAGAGTTAACGTATGATCCTACTAAAAATATTAAAGAAACTAGAAACCACAAGTGGTTTAATTTACTAACTCATAACAAATTTCACGAGATACAAGCTGATAAACCTGCTTATACCTTGTTATTTATGGGACCGACAAAAAACAATACATCAGTTATTGTTAATGATAAGATTATCCCCTCAACAAGATTAATTAAAGGGTATAGATGAAAATAGCGGATCACCATAAGTTATTACTATCTCAAGGTCTTATACACATATTTACTACTGTGGGTCTTTTCTATATGTGGGATATAAATTATTTATGGTTTACTTTGATAGGTATTATATTTTTTGCAAAGCTAGGTATAGAAGGTTATTGTCATAGGTATCTATCTCATGGATCCTTCACGATTACTAGACCTACACAGTTGTTTTTAAATAGTTGTGCTATATTTGGTCTGCAAGGACCTCCCATGGTATGGGCTGCAAATCACTCTACACACCACAAGTATTCAGATGTAGATGGAGACCCACACCCAGCTACAGACGGTTGGCGTACTTGGTTTTGGATTGAAACACAAAAGAACTCTAAGATAAGTTCAGGTTTAATTAAGAAATTAATTAAAGACAAAGCACATGTATTTATTAAAAAATACTACTACCTTATATATTGGGGTGTAGTGTTACCAACAATGTTTATAGATATTAAAATGTCTTTATATTTATTTGCTTTACCAGCTGTATATTCACTACATGCAGCATCGTGGGTTAATGTGTTTGGTCATAAAATAGGGTACAAAAACTTTAAAACCAATGACAACTCAAGGAATATACACTTACCCTTTATCTTAATGCACCCATACCACAACAATCATCATGCAGATCCAAGCAGTTTAGATATTTCAGTTAAGTGGTATGAAATAGACCACATAAAGTTTTTAATAAATTTACTAAAAAAAATAGAGAGAGTAAATGAGAAAGCCAAAAGTAGTTGATAACTTCTTACCCCCCGAAGAATTTAAACTGATTGAGGATGTATTTTTACATGATAAAGCAGACCTTTGGTTTCCTTGGTATTTTGCTGGTCATGTAGGTGTTACAGAGGAAGCAGAGAGTGATGGTTTTTATTTTGTACATAATTTTTACGATCAGAATATGAAAGAATGTAGTCAGTTTTTAGATTTAGTTACAGATATTTTATTTTCAAAAATGAATATGCAAAAACTTATTAGGGCTAAAGCTAATTTATTTTTAAAAACAGAAGTATTAACTACATACGCAAAACATACTGATCAACACGAACCCCACAAAGGTGCTATATTTTACCTTAATACAAATAATGGATTTACTATTTTAGATGATGGTACAAAAGTAGAATCCGTAGCAAATCGAATATTGTTTTTTGATTCTAGCAAACCACATGCTAGTACTAACTGTAGTGACGTTCCTAGAAGAGTAAACTTTAACATTAATTACCTATGAAACAGTGGAAAATAAAAACTGCTAAAGACCCTTTATATCCCCATATTATTATTGATAATTGGTACACAGAAGAAGAGTTAAGTCTTATTTGGAAAGAGCTTGATTTTTATTCTAGTAGAGAGGTAGCCACTATTGAGAAAGCGGAAAACACTGTAGTTGCGAAAGATTTAAAGGGTGAGTCAAAGTCAAATGCTTTTCGTTTTTATCTATGGGATACCTACACAATCAAAGGTAGAAAGTTTTCACATATACTACAGGCTTTACATAAACAACAATCTGAGGAATTTAAAAAGATTGTAGAGAAGGCTATGCCCCTTCATCATAACAATTATATAAATACAAATACTGATTCTACTATGGTCAGTTATTATGACCATGAGCAGGAGTATAAATCTCACAAAGATAGTACGCAGTTTACTTTTCTTATCTGGCTTTATAAAGAACCTAAAAAATTTAAAGGTGGTGACTTTTGCCTTACAGAAGCGAATAAAAAAATTAAATGTATATCGAATAGGATGGTTATGTTTCCTAGCTATTTAGGGCACAAAGTATATCCTGTAAAAATGAATACTAATGCAAAGTTCGGAGATGGTAGGTATTGTGTAACACACTTTTTTAATTGGGAGAGTAAAAATGAAAGGAGTTGAAAGTTTAATTGTACCTTGTTGGGTTTATCAAGACGATCAAGGTATACCTCATGATGTATGTGACTTTTATATAAATAAACATAAAAACCAAAAAACTACTAAAGCTAAAACTGATAGTTTAAAGAAAGAAATAGTTGACAAAAAAGTAAGGGATGTTAATAAAATAGACCTACCTCCTTACACAGGTGTTGCCTCATATCTAATAGCTGCTGCATTAGATGCTAATTTTCAAAATTGGAAATACGATATAACTTTTTGTAGCCAAGCTGAGTATTTAATATACAAACGTAACGGTAAATACACTTCTCATGTGGATTACGCTTTTTCTCAAAACCAAGAATATGTAAGAAAATTAACATGTCTGACTGTATTAAATGATGACTTTAAAGGTGGTTTATTTTATTTAATTAATGGTAGTGGAGAGAAGTTTTTTCCTCCACAAAAAAAAGGTAATATTATAATATTTCCATCTTATAGCTTACATGGCTGTGAGACTGTATATGAAGGACAACGCCATGCAGTGGTTGCATGGATGAATGGCAAGCCCCTTATCTAGGTCTTTATAAGCTGCTACAATTGAATTATACTAACTAAAACAGGATTTATAAGCATATGCCATTAGTTAAAGTACCGTTCAAACCAGGTTTTAATAAACAGATGACACAATCAGCTGCCGAATACACATGGACGGATGGTGACTTTGTACGTTTTAGATACGGTGAACCAGAAAAAATAGGTGGGTGGCAAAAACTTACTTCTAACACTTTAGCTGGAGCTACCAAAGATTTACATAATTGGTCAGATATAAGTGGTAATAAATATTTAGCGGTGGCTACTAATAAAATACTGGCTTTATACTATGGTGATGCTTTTTATGATATTACACCTCTTGGTACAGCTATAACATCTTGTACTTACACAACAACTAATGGTTCAGCTACTTTAACAGTTAATAAGGCATCACACGGATTAGCGGTAGGGGATTTATTTACATTTAGTAATATGACTGTACCAGGAAGTGGCACAGGATTTGTTGCCGCTGACTTTACGACTAATACATTTGAAATTGTTACCAGAGCCTCTGATACTTTTACTGTAACAATGAGCAAAGTTGAATCGGGTGCTGGCGTAACTGGTGCAACAGGATGTAATGTAAACCCGTATGTAAAATTTGGACCAGCAATATCAACTGCTGGTTATGGATTTGGTGTTGCTCAATGGGGTGGTGAATCAACCTCACTAATTAAAAACGATCTTGATGGTGCATTAGGTGATAATGCAGCGGGTACAGGTGGTTCGGGTACAGCCGTAACGCTTACTTCAGTCACTGGTTTTAACACAGCAGGACGTATACTGGTTGGATCAGAAATAATTACCTACACAGGTATATCAAGTCAAGATTTAACAGGTATTACTAGAGGAGCTTTGGGTTCAACTAGAGCAGCACATGATGACGCAGCGGTCGTAACTGATGCTGAAAGTTTTGTTGCTTGGGGTAATGCCGCAGCTACTACTGATGTAACTATAGAACCTTCAAATTGGGCTTTAGATAACTTTGGTTCTATTTTAATTGCTACCGTACACGATGGTAAAACATTTGAATGGAATCCTACTAGCGGTGTGGATACTCGAGCTACTGTATCTAGTACAAACCCTACAGCAAGTGTAATGACTTTAGTATCAGGTCGAGACAGACATTTAATACATTTAGGCACAGAAACAACTGTAGGTAATACTTCAACACAGGATAAAATGTTTATAAGATTTAGTGACCAAGAAGATAGAACTGATTATACACCTGTATCTACCAATACTGCGGGTACTTTTAGGTTAGACTCTGGCAGTAAAATAGTAGGAGCTCTACGAGCAAAAGATTATATTTTTATATTAACCGATACTTCTGCTTACACAATGCAGTTTGTAGGCCCACCTTTTACTTTTAGCATACAACAAGTAGGTTCTAATTGTGGTTTGATTGGACAACATGCGGTGGTGTATGTTGATGGTGCAGTATATTGGATGGGTGAGTCTGGTGGTTTCTTTGTTTTTGATGGTACTGTCAAACGATTACAGATCGGAAGAGCACACGTCTGAACTCCAGTCACTGACCAATTTCGTATGCCGTCTTCTGCTTGAAAAACAAATGTTAATTCTTGGTTAAACAATTCTGGGTTTGCAATTGCTAA